TTTTCTTTCTTTTAAAAACTTGATAAGAAATATCTTCTTCTTCGATAATAAGAGGCATCTTGATAATTTTTTATAAAAAATTTTTGAAAAAATCAATTTAATTCATACCAACCTAATGTAGCAAATATATCAGCAGTACTTCCATAAGAACTTGCCGCAAGAGTGACTACATCGCTTGTACCTGATATAGAAACACCTAATTGAGGGTTAGTGTTATTAACAATAGTTGTTGACATTTTTAATATTATAAAACATTAAAAATATTTTATTTCAAATTCTCAAGATAATTTTTAATTTCCTTTATATATTTATCAGCCTCATCTTTTATTCTAGGTAGTTTTTTATATTCTTGACCAACATATACTCCGACTAAAAATGGAACAAGATAACGAAACATTTCTTATTATTATATAAACATTTTTTTAAATATATTTATTTTATTGGTTTTAATAACTTAGTTAAACATTTACAGTGTAGAATAAAAGGTTATTTTCAAATGGTTTTTAAGAAAGTAAAAATTCCAAAAGCTTTACGAGAACAAGTTTGGTTAAAGTTTAATGGAAGAGTTTATGATGCAAAATGTTATATTAAATGGTGTAAAAATAATATTACTGTTTATGACTATGAAGTAGGACATAATATCCCTGAGTCAAAAGGAGGACCAACTGTATTAGAAAATTTACGACCACTTTGTAGTCGTTGTAATAAAAGTATGGGTTCATTATATACAATAGATGAATTTAATAAACTTGGAAAAGAACAAACAAAGTATTGTTCAAGTTGTCCTTGTGTTATTTGTTAATAATAACCTTTTTCTTCAATAATAACATCTGTTAAATTATTTTTACGTCTATTATATAAATTTCTAATTTCATACGGGTCAGTTAGTTTTAATAGTTCAGTTAACTTCTTAAATTGTTTTGAATATATCTTAATGTTTAGTCTGTTAAGACTCATATTATGTGTAACTATAAAATCTGTATCATTAATACCAACAATTCTTATATCACTAGGTTGAATTGAAAGATTATTTTTTGATAAATCCTGTGACATTTTTATATTAATTAATTTATCTTTAAATTAATTAGTTAACGGCTTCTTCTTCTAGGCGGAGAACGACTTCTTCTGCGTAATTTTTCGCCATTTTTAGTAACATGAAGAGAAGTTATATTATAACTTTTTGAATATTCATCCCAAATGTCTTCAGGAAGGTCTTTTTTATTTAATCTTTTACAAGTAGTAGTTTTACGTTCAACTGCATACATTAATCCTTTGTAATAATCTTTATTAGACTCGTCAAGACTATCTTCAATCTCTTCTTTATAATATTCAACGAGTTCTTGTAGGTCTTTTAGTTTTTCTTTTGCTATAAAATATTTTTCAAGTAGTTGGTCCATTTTATATATAAATTGATTATTTTAACGAGTTTTTATTAATATTTAAAAATAATATTTTTCATATTATATATAATGTATAATCTTACATGGAATAAAGTGTTAAAAGATAGTTCAATAGAATATATTGAACATCCTTTAAATGCATTTTTAATGCCTAAAGAACAATTTGCAATTGAATTTCAATTATTATTAGATGAGTTTGATGGTACAACTGCGTCAGATTATTTTGACTTTTACTTTTGTAGATGTCCTTTAAATAGATCTTCTTTTAAGTTTAGAGATGATGATACAAAAGAAGATTTTGTTGATGCTTGTATTGAGCTAAATATAATACCATCAATGAAAGAGATTTTACAAGGAGAAATGAAAGAAGAACAAGAGTTTAGAAGAGCAAAGTCTTCAGAAGATTTAACAAATGATTTTAAGAAATTAAAGTCCCAAGAAATGTCAGAGAAATATCATTCAGAAAAAAATGTTAAAAAACATAAAGAAAAAGAATATAAATCAAAAGCACAACAAATACAAGATACATATCATAGTTTAGTAAATAAATTAGAAAAATGTACTGATGAAAATTCAAGAATAAAGATAGAAAAAAAGTTAACTCGTGTGATTCAGTTAATGGACCATACAATTTAAAAAAAAAGATGGTTTAGATATAATAAAAATTTAAAATATTTCTTTTATTTTAATAAAAGAAATGTCTCAAATAACACGCAAGAAAAAAGTTAAAAAACAAAATACAGCTAATACTATTGATGAATTAATAGAAGATATAAACCAAAACAATATTACTCAAAGTGAAGTAATTCAAAAAATAATATTAGATGATGATTTTAATGAGCTTATTAGAAATAGTCCTATAGAAGAAAAAAATAAATTAGCAGAAGCTTTGATAAATACAACTTATTTTAAAGCATTAAGATTATTAAAAAATGAATATAGTGATATAGAAATTTTTAAAATTATGGATGACATTATGACATATGAATACATAAGAATGTTATATATTTTAAATAAACAAAGAGTAGACGATTTAGATATAATAGATATGATTAATCAAGGGTCTTTAGAAGGATTAACTTATGCGTATAATAATGGTTTTATTGTAGTTGAAAAAGATATGATTGAAGACGCAAAAATTGCATATAGTAAAGATGATTCTGAAACTAAATTAACAATTTATAATTTACTTACACAAATATACAAAGATAACCAACCTTTAATAGAAGCAGAAGAAAAAAGAACAGAATTTTGTCAATATAATGAAATCATTCCTGCTATAATATATAAATCTACATCAATCATTTTACCATATTTACAAGTTTTACCAAAAGAATTTGACATTGATTTATTATTTGATCCAGTTAATCCAGTTAGAAAAAATGCGTTTATACAATTCGATCAAACAAGTTATTTAGGAGGATTGCCATCTATTTTTTCAAAAGACAAAACAGAAGATTTTATTATCGATAGAGACTGGATTATAAGTAGTAATAATTATATACTTAATTTATCGTTAGAAGATAAGTTTACAGTGTATGGATATACTCATAACGGAGATGTTATTGTTAATATGATTCTAAGAAATAATGAAAAAGATATAAGAGATTATATTTTAAATCCAGAAAGAATAACAGATAGAAGATATCAGCCATTATTTTTTCATTTGAGAAAAGTATTATCTACTAAAGATTATGGAATAAAGGATAATGTATTAGATATGATGTTATCTGATGATTTTTTTGTAAGTTATAAAGCACTATGTAAAAATCAAACTTTCAAAGAAATGATTCCAGAAGAGGCTTATATAGATGCTGCAAAAATGTTTTTAGAAGAATTACTTCGTATTGTTAATAACTCTCCTCCAATTCAACAAAAAACAGTTGTTTATAGAGGAGCAAGAACTTTGTATTATAGCACAACAAATAGAAAAACATTTAAAAATAACACATTTATGTCTACATCATATGGAATATGGGGAGCAAGAAGTTTTGCTGATACAAGAAATAAAAAATGTTGTATGAAAAGAATTATATTAAAACCAGGAACAAAGGCGTTATTTATGGATTGTATAACGCAATATGAAAGTGAAACAGAAATTTTATTACCACCAGATAATGAATTTAAAATTATTTCACATGAAATTAATAGTTATTATGATATGCCAACTATAGAAAAATTTGAAGAAGATACAATTATTGATAATTTTTGTTTAGGACAAAAAACATATATGACAGTTACGCATATGGAACAAATTTAATATTTTTATTATAAAAATAATAAAAATAGTTATAGTTTTGAAAGTTTATATAAAGCAATAATACCAGTAACAAATATATAAATTCTATGTAATATATTATAATATTTTAAATGTTTAAATCCAATTGCATATAATATATCTCTAAATGGTTTTTCTATAGGAATATTACATTTTTTATTTATTTTTTCTGTTAAAATACATCTATCATTGTTGGCATTCCAATGACAAAGTAATATAATACAAGAAATTACATAGCCTTGTAATAAGATTTTATTATTACTTAACCATCCAAATTGTGCATAAATATTTAGTATATGATGTATTAATAATTCTATCTGAACATTATATTTATTATAACAAGATTTGTAATATGTATTTTTTCCACTATAAATATCTATAATATAAGAACATACTCCTAAAAGTATAATTAGTTTTATGTCTTCGTTCATGTTTAATATTAAATAATATAATAATAATAAATTTACAAATATCCATTACGAATACCTATTTCAGTTGTAAAACAATCAGGATTAATAATATCTTCTAATAAAACATTTTTAAAACCTGTTATAGAAAGTCCGTCACTTTCACAAAATATTTCACGAAAATTATCTTTTAATTTGATAGTAAGATGATTTCCGTGATATTTCCAATTAGTTGTACTAATATATTTGTCGTTTTCTTCTTTACTATTATGAAAAAAAACTTTTACATGAAAATTTTTATCACCAGGATTATGAAGAGCATGATAAGTCATAAACCAGTAAGCAGCATAATCAGTTTGAAAAATACGAGGAGTAAAATTATTTGAATAAAATAAAAACATTGTTAAAAATATATTAATATATTTTTAAATGAGTAATAAAATATCAACAAAAGTAAAAGAAGAAATTTTAGTAGAGCTAGTAGAACCTTGTTATAAAACAGATATAAAAGAGTTAATTAATGAAAGAAAGTTTTGGAGAAAGACAGGAAATTATTTTGAATCAGCTTCTAAAGTATTTATTGGTGCTTCAAGTATCGTTTCCTTTGCATCTGGTATTTATGATTATCAACTTCTTTCGTTTTTTTCAGGAACTACAGGAGTATTATCTTTAGTTTGTATGCAATTTTCAAGTTATTCTTATAATGAAAGTAAAGAACGTACATCAAAATTAAACAAATTACTTGACAAATTAAAGATTGACACAGTTCCTGATATTAGCGACCAACCATTTGCTCGTTATCAACAAACTCCATATACAGTTTCTCAAACATATTCAAGTGCTTATCAACAACCTCCATATCCTGTAGTACAACAATATCAACCTGTAGTTCAAGTAATTCCTAAACCAGAAGTTATACATTATAATCAACCATCATCAAAAACTTCTACACCACCGCAAGCAAAAAGATCTTTATCAAGAAAAAAGTCAATATCGGAAGAAAAAGAAATTGATAAAGAAGTAGAAATGACTACTCCAAATATTATAGAAGATGAAAAAGTATAAAATGATTTTTAACAACAAACATAATCACAAATTATAAAAATGTATTTATATAATCTTGTTAAACAATATTATACTCCTGGTGTAAAACAATATTTTTTAGGATTACAAGTAACATATGCAACAATGGAAAGTCTTATTTTTTTAAAAAAAGAATATCATATAAGACCAGACATATATGATTTTGTAACAATCGGAGGATTAATTGGAACTCCAATGACTATAATTACACATTTATTTCCAAAGGCACCTTTGACAGTATTTCCATTATTTTTTTTATGGCAAAAATCTTGCGAACAAACCATTAATAAAATACGTAAATAATTATTTATTAAGTTAACTTTAATAAATAATTTAAGGATAATTTTAATATTAAATAAATGAGTACTTACAAAATAAGACTTTTTGATGATATGGGACATTTAAACTTTCAAACTAACCTTCCAAAAGACATTGAAATATCAGTATATAAAAAAATATTTAGTGATTGTGTAGATATGGCACATGATAATAAACATATTGGAATAAGATATTACATTCTTAAACCACAAGTAGAAAAGAACTTTACTTATACTTTTGACAGCTATACTATAGAAGTGAATCTTGAAGATTTACCTTATTTTAATCCAGTAACTATGAAAAGTATAAATTTAAATTATTCTAAACGGGTATTAAATCTTCTTTAATTTATTTAAAATTATTTGTTTATTGTTTTTATATTCACTAAACAACTCTCCTATCTCTGCTTGAGAAAACTCATAATCATGAATTTGTTCTAAATCTTTCTTTGGTATTCTTTCGCTAAACCATAAATAGTACATATCGTTTATATCACATCGTCTAAGCTTTTTAAATTCTATGTTAATATCAATTCTACCAGGACGTAATAATGCTTTATCTAATTTTTCAGGATAATTTGTAGTAAAAATACATATTCTTCCATCATTTTCAACTGGACCATCAAGTGCTTCTAAAATAGTGCTAAGAGTTAGTTCGTCTTGTTTTTCTCTAAAATCTTGTAATAATGTATCATCTGTCTTTTTCAAAGATGTTATGATATCTTTAATATCAGACTTTGAATTTTCAGTTTCAACTTTATCGTTTAAATTTCTATCTAAAAATGGGTTCTTTTCATTAGTACAATCAATTTCTTCAAATACAAGTATATGTTCTTGATTTGCATTTGTTAATATATTTGTAAATTTTTTATTTGTATTTATTTCACTAAGTTTAAGTAATATAATGTTTCGTTTTAAATAATTTGCTATGGCTTTGATTGTGCTTGTTTTACCAGTTCCAGGAAGACCGTGTAATAAAATTCCTAAGCTATATGGAATACCTAATTTTTTATATTCTGGTTTATTGTCTCTAAAATAGTTAAGTTTATTCAATAATTTGTCTTTTCCTTCAAAAAACAAGTTATCAAATGTTTTGTTTGATTTAAACACAATACTATAATTTAAATCATAACAACTATCTTTGTCAAAAGTAGGTCTAAAAATATTATAAATAGGATTTTCATCTATCCTTTTTTTATATATTTTATTAATCTGTTCTACACACTCATTTAAATAATCAACGTAATGGTTTTTACAATATAGTTTAAATATTAACTTTGTTACTACTTTTTCTTCTATTTTATTATTATTATGATTTAATATTTCATCTTGTTTTGTAACAGTTGATATATAAATAAATAAATCATTCATTATTTCAACTTCTTGTTTAAACGGATATAAACAAGGCATTTCTACTTCATTCTTATTTTCATCATTATATCTAACATAAGCAGAATACAATCTTACTAGTTGAACTACATTTGTAACATCTTTCTTTGTTATATGTAAATAATATTTAATCGGTATAATATATAATTGATTAATAGGATTATTAAAGCTATCTTCATCTATACTTTCTAATTCAACTAAAGCAGTCTTTTTCTTTATTATTTTTTTATAATACGGTTTGATATAATCTGTTACATAATTAACAACTATATTAAAATTATTTATAAAATAACTTACTAATCCTATAAATAAAAAAGTATAAATGGATGTGTTTTCACCATTCCTAAAATTCATTAATAAATATGTGTTTAATAACGAGGTTAATTCCATCTTGAGATAATTTAACTTTTTAAATTATTTCAATAAATCATTTTATAATTTATAAAATTTATCATTTTTATTAAAATTTATATTTCCTTTAATAGTGCCACATTTTAAATAAAAATTTAATTCATTTAAATTATATTTTGCAATGTTATATTCAAGACTGTTTAAATATTCAAGTTTGTTATCTTTTATTTCATATAACGTTTTTATTAAATGATAATCATTGTGTATATTTTTTACAGTATTAAATAAAAAATAATATTTTTTATTTTTAAATGAAGAGAAACCTGATCCAATAATATCAAAACTTCTATTTTCATCTATCTTTACTTGTGCGTTAATATTTTCCCATGTAGTAATAACCCCATGTTCTGGTTTTGAATATCCATTTCCTGAAATAAAATATGAAGACATTTTTTTGATAATATAATTAATTAAAAACATAAAAAAGTCATTTACAATTTATTTTCTTCAACGCATTCGCTATCTCTAATCCAATCATATTTTTCAAGATACTGTTGATATGACATATCAATTCCAAAAATATCTCGTAAAGGCAATTTTGATTTTGATATTATCTCGTGTACTATATATCTAAGATGATTACTTTCTATTTCTTCGATATCTAAATATATTTTATATGTTTTAAATATAAGATTTAGATCAACTCTATTATTAAAACATAAAATAAACTGACTTGTAAATCCACGATTAATATCATTATTGTTTTTAACATAAGGTAATATATATTCAATAACTTTATTACAATTTTCATAGATTGCCCAATATAATATTAATGCTGTAACTTTGTTAACTTTTACTGTATCAAAATCTGTTTTAAAACGTTCATATATTTCTTTAAAAACATCAAATGAATTTTCATTTGTTAATATAAAATAAACAAACGAAGACTCTAATACTTCTACTATTAATGATCTTCTAATATTATATAAATATGTATAAATATCAATATCACGACTACAATAATGTAAAAAAGGAGAAAGATGACTTATAAAAGTTGGTTGAATATTATCTCCTTCTGTTTTAAAAAATACAGACTTAGTATTAGCTATAATACGCTTGATTAATGCTCTATTATCACGACTTAATTTTGGATTTTCTAAATGTTTTGGTAAAAACATAAAAAACTCACATTTAGAAGCATATGGTTCAATAAACGAAATAAACCAATGATTGTCATAAAGCTCTAATGCTTCTTCTAATATTTTATTCCAATAAGGTATGTTATTTTTATTATACTGTTTAATATCATAATCAGATACTTCTGCACCAACAGAAGTTAAGGTAACTTCTTCATTTTCACAATCAATTAAAATTTCTTTAAAGAGTTTAATAAACTTAGTTTTAAATGTATTTCCAATACGTTTTACATCTTTATTTTGTCTTAAAAAATCAACAAGATAATCGATAGTTTTAGGAACGTGATTAAAATCACCCCAAAATTTTTCAACAAAAGTAAAATCCATAGAAGATTTATAAAAAATTTCCATAATATCTTCAAATGTTTCATCTACCTTTTGGTCTGCTCTTTCTCCAGACCTAGCACTTGAATAAAGCTTATATAAAATAAGCTTTACTCTATTAACTTCTTCTTCAGTCAATTCACGGAACGCCATTTACGGGACGGGTTTTATGATACGTTTGTTTTCTTAAACCTTAATTAAATAATTTGTTATTCATTTAAAGAATAAAATTTCAACGACAAAAATATTAAATAAGCTTAAAAATTAACTTGTTAAATACTATATTAAATGAGCGATTCGTCATTTTTTGATGACATTCATAAGCTTGCAACCAAAGACATTGTTGATTTTGTTAAAAGAATTTGGAACGGAGGGAAGGTTAAACCTATAAATGGTAACTATGTAAAATATCATGATCCAACACTTGCTCCTTTAGCAAGTTATTGTACAATTGATGAAACAAAAGAATGTTATGCTACTGAAAAAAATCCTTTATATGATGTGTTATCTACTCCACAAGATAGTGGTCTTGATGGATATTTTAAAGAATTAAATATTGATATTGTTGACAGAAAGGCTTATCTTCCCGAATCAAATAACAATATTAATGTAGAACAAAATGTTGAAAAATATGATGAATGGACGCCTGTCAGGATACAAACTATTTATGTTTGTAATATATATGGTAAAGAATATGAGTTACCAATCTCTAAATTTTTTAACAATAATCTTGACTTTATTAAAGAACGGTTTTTTGTTAATTTTAGAGATCATTATAAACTTGCTTTATATCCTAGAAATGATTTTTCTTTAAAAATTTCTGATAAACCAAGAGAATCTAATTTTAGTTATTTTGTAAGTTCTTTTACATCTAGTAACGGAACTGTTAAATATTTTGAAACAGAAGAATATAAAAACTTAGAAAAAGAATGGAAAAAGACGTTATTAAATTTTAAAGAGGACGATGAAACTAAGAAAGCATTAGTTAATTTATGTTTTACATGGGATTTTGAAGATACTTATAAAATGTTAGAAGCAAATTCAAGAAAGATTATTCCAAGAGAGTTAAAAACTCCTCTAGAAAAATGTTGTTATTATTAAAAAATGCTTTAGGTATTTTTAAATTCTTTAAAAAGTTAACTTTTTTAAAGAATTTACATTAAAATTTTTAACAAATTAGATAAGACTTCTATTGAAGTATATTCTTTATATCCATTTTTTTCCCAATCTTGAATTAAATTAATATGATAATCACATTTTTCAGATGGTTTCCAGTCAAGGATATGAATTTTATGAGTAGACATTGTTTTTAATTTTTCTAATACATTTTTAGAAACGCCGAGACGAAATGCACTACCATTAATATAAATAGGATGATAAAATACTTTTACATAATTTTTTAAATTATTTAATAAGACCATATTATATTTGATGTTTGTATCGTTTAATATTTCGCGTTCTAACTTTTCATAAAAGTTATTTTTAAAAAACCAAAAATCCATATCTTCTTCTTTTGAGTATAAATTATCTTTAGTAAAATCTTCAAAGAAATTATAAAGTTTTAAAAATAATGTATGACAATTTTCATCAGGATCATAAACTTCAATATGTGTTGAAACTTTAGAAAGTGGTGTAAAATCAATATTAACATTTAAACCGATTTGATCTAATTCTTCATAATCTACTTTTGAAACAAGTAATTTATTTTTTGCACAAAATTCTTCTAATGGTTTTAAGTGTTCATTTCTAATATAAAATAAAATATTCATTCCGTTATTCGGCCACAATCCTCCTCTATTCCACGGATGATTTATAGAAGCTGTAGTAAATACATAATAATTTAAAAAATAAATTTGTCCGATAAAAGGTTCACTCCAAGGATGAAGCATATGAGGTTCAAAATTTGTAGGATTACAAGTATACCGATTTTTTATATCAAAATTTTCAGGAGGTATAATTAAACATTTCATAATATTATTTCGTGCAACGTTTAGTAGTTGTTCAAACGACATTTTTATAATAAAATTTTATAATAAAGAATATAAAATCAATTTAAAAAAATATAAAATGATTTTAAGTCAAAAAAATTTAATATATAATATAAAAATGTCATCTGAATATTCTGGTTATACTGTAGCTAAATTAATTGAAGAATGTAAGAAAAAAAATATAAGAGGATATACAGGTAAGAAAAAACAAGAGTTATTAGATTTATTATCAACAGAAGTAAAAGAAGAAGTAAAAGAAGAAGTAAAAGAAGAAGTAAAAGAAGAAGTAAAAGAAGAAGTAAAAGAAGAAGTAAAAGAAGAAGTAAAAGAAGAAGAAGTAATACAAGAAGTAATAAATGACGATTGTTTAAATGTTTTTTCAAAATTAAAAGATAATTCAGCACAAATTGTTATAGCTGACCCGCCATATAATATAGGAAAAGATTTTGGAAATAATAGTGATAAACAAGATATGAATACATATTTAAAGTGGTGTGACAAGTGGATAAAAGAATGTTTAAGAATTTTAAAAGACAATGGAACAATGTTTATATATGGATTTAGTGAAAATTTAGCATTAATTTGTTCAAGAATACCAGAAAATATAAATAGAAGATGGATAATTTGGCATTATACAAATAAAAATGTAGCTTCTTTAAATTTTTGGCAAAGATCTCATGAAAGTATTCTTTTGCTATGGAAAAATGATAAAGTATTTAACAAAGACGACGTAAGAGAAGCTTATACAGAAGGATTTTTAAATGGATCTGCAGGAAAAGAAAGAACTAATACTAAAGGAAGATTTTCTAAAGGAGATAAAACAACAACTTATACAGCACATCCAAACGGAGCATTACCAAGAGATGTTATAAAAATTGCAGCATTGGCAGGAGGAGCTGGTATGAAAGAAAGAGTCGATCATCCAACTCAAAAACCGTTAGCTTTATGTGAAAAATTATTAAAATCTTGTAAACAATCTTCAGGTTATGTGTTAATACCATTTGCTGGTTCAGGAAGTGAATGTGTTGCAGCTAAACTTTTAAATATGTCTTTCATAGGAATTGAAATAAATAAAACATACATTGATATTATCAATGATAGATTAAAAGTTAATTAAATATTATTTTACAGTTAACTTAATTGTAAAATAATTTATCATATAAATCATCATTATTTGTAACTTCTATTAATTCATCTTTTACATCAGAATAATTAAACCACATTCCTTCAGAACTTTGTTTTGTTTTATTTCCTTGATTACATATTTTTTCTTCTAATACTAGTTCATTAAATATTTTTCTATTCATTATCCAAAATTTTATTTCTGTATAATCAATACCGCATAATAATAATATATCCCATTTATGTTCTGGTTCTATATGTTGCCATTTATAATCATCTGTACTCCAATGTCCTGATGATTTTTGTTCAATATATAATTTTTTCCTATTTTTTTCTACTAAATGGTCATAACCGGTTTTTCCTTCGCTATTATCTCGTTTTTTTAAACAAGAAAATTTATGTTTTGCAAATTGTTCACATATACTTCCCATCTTTGGACCTCCACCTAATTTTATAAATTCTTTAATATATTCTGGAGAATTATTTAATTCATATTTTTGTAATTGAGTTAATTTTTGCTTTTGTTTAATATTTTTCCAAAATAATTCATATTCATTTAACGATTCTTCTAATACAATCTTTCTTCTTTTCATTTTTATAAGTTATTTTATAAAAATGTTAGTTTAAATCATTTTAAATATTATAATAAAAATGACTGATTATGAATCTGCAATTTATATTACAAGAGATTATGAAATGCCATGGGGATTTTTTAATTTTCCATTTGAAACGATGGAAAAAGAATTTATGAATCATTTCCAAAGATATTTTCCAGAGTCTTATGAACTAATTAAAAATAATGATTTAGATGGTTTATTTATAATGGAATTAAACAAACCTCGTATTGAGATAGAAAAAGGATTTATTCATATTGTAAAAAGAAATGGAAATCATTGTACTCGTATGGTATTTTATTACAATCCTAATAAAAATAAACCTTTATTAAGTAAATTACAAGAAGAATGGTTAAATAAAAATTAATCATCAGGACTCCAACTAAACAAAGGAATATCTAAATTAGTTTCAAAAGCACACATAACAGAATTTATTTTACAAGAGATATCAAATGATTTTGTAGGATATTGAACTAATGGTAATAAAGTATCATACCATTCTCTTGCTTTAATTTTATCTTCGCATATTTCGTCAAACGTTAAATCATCTTTTTGAATCGTTTTTACAATTTCTTGTAATTTTGTTCTAGTAATTTCATCAGAATATTCAAAATGAAAATGTTTACATAAATTTATTAACATCACTGCTAAATGTCTTGAACTCATATTTCTATAATTAATATTATAGAAATATTTAACTTTTTAATTTAACTATTTTAAAATTAATTTATATAATCTTACAACAACTCCTGTATATCCTGCAAATGGATAATATATTCCTAACCATAAAAATAAACCGGCACAAAAAACTTTGTTTAACGTCAATGTTAATTGAATAGAATTAAGTGAAACATTTAATAACATATTATATTCATAACCTAAAATTCCTAGGTTTATGATAGATAAGTAAGCCAATATTATTTCAAATAACATTTGTTAAATAAAAATAATAATTCTTTTGTTAAATCACTTTATTTTCTGCTTTTTATCTTTCTTTTACTTCGTTTTATCTTATTAGTTTTTGACTTTAAACTTCTTACTTGTTTACTTCTAATTTTTGAACGACGTCTAATTCTTTCTGGTAAAGCTTCTATTTCAACATCTCTTCTTTGCTTTTTCTTTTTCCAGAAAGGTATTTTGAGAAATGGAATATAAAGAAAAGTATAGAGGAACAACCACAATACTATTAATTCAAAACATCCAATTTCTATATCAATTTTATCCCACCATTTTGACTGAGGAATTGAATAGGCTCCAACTACTCCTACTGTATTTAATGTATTTCTTAATAAGTTAGAACCTCTAACAATTTCAACTGCTCTTGTAGTGGTTTTTCTAGATTCTGCTTCTATAGCATTTTGAAACTCATTTATTTCATTTTGTGTAGTATTTACAATAGATGAAATTCTTGAAGGAGTAATAAGAGTAGCTACTTCTGGAGTATCTCTAACTAAATCTGTTAAAGTATTTTCTATAATTGCTGGCAATTTATTTATACCTTCTTCTGGATTAGCTAAAGTTTTATATAATGTTGAAAATTCGTCATAATTTGTAATATCTTTAATAAAAGATGTAAATATATCAAGATGTCTTTCATCGGAAGGAGGAGTATAAACTTCTATAGTTTTTCCTTCGTATTCTGGACTTGGTAATTCTAATCTTGTATCTGGAGGAGATAATAACATTTTAATATTAGCTTGATGAACTTGTGAACCAGTTTTTACCATTGAGTTCATAAAATCCATAGAACTACCTTGGTCGTAAACTGATTGTTTTATAATTTCTTTACAATTGTCAGTTATTTTTGAAATTTCTTTTTGATAATTTACTCCTTTAAAAGTAGACGAAATTTTTTGAATTGTAGTTGGAGATAAAACAGTATCAGATATTTCTAATAATTTCTTTGCTGTTTCTTTTCCAATCCAATTTTTTACGATTTCGTAATGAAAAGCGAGACCTCCTTCTGTATATCTTTCTAAAATTTCATTTGTTAATGTTTGTGCTAGTTTTAATCTTTCTCCCCAAGTGGTTGCTTGTAAATCGTTTACCATTAAATTTATATTTGTATTAATTGCAGTTTGAACGTTATTTAACATTTTATGTGATAAAATTTTATATGTCTGTATAGGATTTGGAAGATTATAAAGTAATCCATAAGACGTCCAAGCTAAACTAACCATCATATTTGCACTCAAAGCTATTATTATAAATGCTACAAGTCTAGGAGGCCATCCTGCATCTATTAAACTTTGAGGTTTGCATACAAATCCAGTTGTAAACCATAAGGCAACTGCAAAAAAATATTTATATTTATCACCTACAGCCATTTTTAAAGCCCAGTCTGTATATCTATCTATTTTTGAACGTCTTGTTTCCTGAGTTATGTTTCTTACAATAGAAGAACTAACTCCAGTTTCTTCATAAATACTTGGCATTTATCTATTAAAAAATATAAAAAAATATAACTAAAAAATTTTAGTTATATTTATTAATTAACTTATTTAATGTTGATTATAATATCATTATTATGTTCTCCCCTAATAATATCTTGAATTGTATATGGCTTAATATTTAGTCTATCTTTATTTATTAAACTATTATATATCATTGAAAAATTTGGTTGTAATGCTGGTGGAGGAAGTTCTAAATCAGGAATTTCAAAATCATCAGATAAAATAATAGAAAGTTGGTCGGTTAAAGAATAATTAAACATATTATGATTAAAATAATTAGTAATTATATATTATATTTTTAGAAAAAAATCAATTTATATTTTTTTGATAACAATGTCCTACATATAATCTTTTTTCTAAAGGCACTTGAATCATTTTAATTGTACCAAGTTTTATTCCTTTTTTCAATCCATCTATTACATATGTTGTTTTATCTGTTGATATATTTAATTTTGCTAATAATCCTGAAAAAGTAATTGGCTCGTCGCTTGGTAAAACTGTTAATATTCTGTCGTAATAACTCATTTAAAATATTTTTATATTTTAATTTAAGAAAATTTTCATTTTATATTATCAATGAACACTGAAAATATTGTATTAATTGTATTTAGTAGTATTGGAGTTGTAATATGTATTCATTCTGCAATTTGTTCTTATCTTAAACCTAGAAAACAATATATCACTGATAAAGATCTTTATAAAGAATTAATTGAAGAAGAAGTTTAATATGGTCTTTGAGGATCATAAAATTTAACACCGTTTACCCAAGCCATATATTCGTCGTTTGCCATTTTATCTCTTACAGTACCCATGTCAACTTTAGGATATTCAGAAGGTGTAAAAGTACAACTCCATCCAAATCTTTCTACATATGAAGAACATCCACATCTAAAATTCTCACGAACATTTGTATAAAATGATACAATCATTAATAAAATAATAAACAATAACATCTTTACGTTTATGTTTAGAAAATAATTTAAAGATATATTTTTATTTATATATAAAAATGTATGTTCTTACAGATTGTAGTTATGAAGATAATGAAAAAATTTTAGGATTTTTTTCTACAAAAGACAAAATAAAAGAATTAATAACAAGGGTAGTTAAAGATTATTTTTTAAAAGAGACAAAGGAACAAATTGAAGTTATTTTATCTGCATTTTCAAAAAGAAATGATAAACGTCCTTATTCTAGTTGGTATAATTCTTATTATATTGATTATATCGAAGATTTAATTGAAAAAACTAATAAAACAGAAGAACATTATAAACATATAAATAGCTGGTTTACTAATTATTTAATTTATGAAGTAAATATCGATGAATATATCGAAGATTTATCTGATTCTTTTGTAGAAAGTAGTAACGAACTTTTTACAAAAGAAGAAATTAACGATTTATTTGACCTTAATAATTATCTTGACATTAATAAACTTGTAGCAAATATATTAACTAATAAAGAAATGTTAGCTCATTATAAAAAAGAATTAGAAATAAAGTTGATTGTAGACCAAGCAATAAAAGTAGGAGGTTATAAAGGCTCTACTAGTTTATAAGAGATTAAATGAATAGTTTTATAAATAACATGTAGAGTGAATTTATTTGTTAAATATAATTATACTTTTATAAAATTAATTATTTAAATAATTTAAATAATTAATTAACTTGTAAATCACCGATATTTAAACATCCACCAGGACCCATATGCATTTCTTCGTGTTTTTGGTCGGTCATACATCCAAGACATTGAATAGGCTTACTGATTGCATCAATAAAGTCATATTTAAATGTTCCCCAAACTTTTCTTCCATCATTTGAATAAGAATATCCTACAAAACGATTATTATGTAATTCGTGAATATAATAAGCGCGTTCAGTTAAACCTTTTTTATAATAAAATCTAAAAGGCATACCAAGGCGTTGGTAAGTTTCTAAATGAGAGATAAACTTATAATAATTTTGATTTTGAGGGTTAAATGTAGTTTCAAAAGACATCTTTTAATAGTTGATTAACTGATGATTTTGAGATAATTTTGAGAAAAAAATCATTTTATTTTACACTTATTTTAAAGTGTAAAATAATTAAGTTAACTTATATAGTAATACTGAAATCTTTATTAGTTAATGTCATTGAACTATCTATTTTTAAATCACATAAAGATACATTATATTTACTTGTAACATCTAATTCTTTAATATCTGATAAATTAACTC